TCAGAACGTCCCCGCATTCAGCCTGCGTTGCAGCTCCTTCACGCACGTGCTGGGGGAGCTTATGCAGCCGTCCACGGGCGTGCCGAGGTAGGCTTGCAGCTTGCTAAAGGTCTCGTTGCCTGCGATGCCGTCAACGCCCGCGCCAATCATGCGCTGCAAGGCACGCACCATCTGGCTTCCCTGCTTGGCGTTCTTGACCCATTCCCAAGAAGAGGATTCGAGGCCGGGGTTCTTGGCCTTGTAGTAGATATCCTGATTCGAAACGATGCCATCAGCGGGAGTGCCGAGCGCCTTTTGCAGTGCGGTGGTGGTGAGCTTGCCCCAGTAGCCGTCAACGTCCAGCTTGCCGCTTGCCGCTGGCTTGCTTGCCGCTGGTGCGGGGCTCGCGGAAGCGCCGCCGTAATCGGGGCGGATGACGCAGATGATGGAGGAATAGGCGCGGGTTCTGCGTGCCACAACGCCGTTGTTGGTATTGCCCTCGATGCATTGCAGGTAAGAGCCGCCGTTGGCCTCGCAGATGCCCACGTGGTCTGAAAAGCCATCGCCCTCCCAATCGAACAGCACAACGTCCCCGGGCTTGGCGTTCGCTGCCGATACGGCCTTGCCACGGCTGCGGCCAATCTGGACGATTGACGGGCAGTAAGCGCCTGGGATACCGACGCAGGAAGCGCCCGCGTGAGCGAACACCCAAGATACGTACATGGCGCAGTAGGGAACGCCCGAAGCGCCGAAGTCGTAGTTGCCGGAAGTGCGGTCAATCTGCGCCTCATACCAGCGCCCGTACTTGGTGCCTGGTTGCGGGTCGCTCCATCGCGAATAGCCAAGCTCCCCGCGTGCGATTGAAAGGACGGAATCAGCGGTGTTGCTCATTGCCAACCTCCTTGATCGGCGCAACGTCCGGCTCGCCATCGCCGTCCGTGCGACCTGCCTCCTTGGCCTTCATCAGGTCGTTGTACTCCTGCTCGTAATCCTTCTCTTCCATTTCGAATCCTTCCTAGTTGAGCGGTGCATAGCCCCTGTCGGCTATGTAAACCGCCTGACAGCCGTTAGCCATGTATGCGTTGTTGAACTTCGAGAACGGGTACTCCTGCATTCCACATAGCGGGTCGATGACCTTCACGGTTGCCTCGCCTGCGGCAACCAGCGTCACGCAATGGGTGTTCCATAGCAGGCTGTAGCCGTCCTGCTCGTATTCGGAATAAATCGGATCTTCAAGTTCCATGGTCACCCACACCACGCAGGGCGTGGGCAGGTATACGAGGGGCGTTCCAGTCACGTCAACGGGCGTTTTCCCGACCGGGCAGAAGCGCCTTGCCGTGTGTTCGATACAGGGTGCCATGCAAGCCCAGCCGTATTCGGAAAATGGGTCACCCCAGAACTCGTTAACGAAATCCTCGCCGTCGCACTTCGGCATCGCATCGGCAACCTCCGTCTTGGAAACGTCGATGCCGTTCATCCGCAGGCAGGTTGAAAGCGCCGTGGCCTCGCATCCAGTGGGCAGCTCTGGAAGCTGCATGTCCTTGTTGTAGTTGAACACGAAGCCCTCCGATTCCTCGGAAGGCGCGGGTGTGTCGTTTACCTCAAGCTCGTATTCGTGCGCATCCGCGCGCTGCGCATCCATGGCTGCGCATGCCATGAATATGCCGTAACCGAAATAGGCCACCAGGCAAACGCAGATGGCGCAGCCGATGAACAACGCGACGAACGATGCAACGCCTTTACGCTTCACGTCTACTCCTTGATGTGCTTTCCCTCGGCCTTGTAGGGTTCCTCGTAGCCAAGAGCCCGCTCCGAATCGGCAACGCCTGCCGTGGTCATGTCAACGACAACGCCGAGGATTGCCAGAACGCCGAACACGGCATTGACGATTGCCACGAGCTGTTCGTTCAGCACCGTGTAATCCCATGTGATGCCGAACGGTGCCAAGCAAACCTGCACCGTGAGCAGCAGGGCGGGAATCAACGCCAACCAGAAAGCGGGGTTCTTGATGCGGACAAGCCAGTTGATTTTCATGGTGTGCCTCCTTAATCGGTAACAATCCAAGGCCGCTTTGCCTTGATTTCCTCGTACATGCGCTTGGCCGTGCCGTTGCCGCCAAGCGTCGTGTAGGCTTCGAAGATTTCCGTTAGCTGCTCGAAGCGCTCAACGGTCATGCGGTGGCTTTCAACGATGTAAAGCTGGTAAGCGTCCATGATTTCCTTGCGACCAAGCGCCTTGATGATCTTCGCCGTGGCGCGTTCCTCCTTGGTGCGCCTGCGCAGCATCGCCACCAGGTAGCCGAACACGCCCGTTGCAAGGGAAGGCAGGAGCGCTATGAACATCTGCCAGGTGTCCATCAGCCCTCCGCCCCTATCGGTTCGCCTACGATTTCCACGTACTCTTCGGCGGTAATCCAGCCGCATTCGACGGCCTTTGCCACACGCGCCCTGCTCCACAGGCCACGGTCGTAATAGCGCTTCACCGTCTCGAATCTCGGGGAATGGTTCATCGCTCGTCACCCCCGATCATCAGCAGGTAGTCGATGTTTGCCGCGTTGATTTCCGCCTTGGGGGGCTGCGCCGCGACCACGCGCATGTCCGCCAGGAGCGCCGCGAAGGCGTCATCGTCCACCGGCTCGCCGCCCGCCAGGGTGTCGAGCGCGGAGGTGTAGGCCAGCTTGCGAGCCTTGAGCTCAAGGTAGGCGTCCTGGTCCACCAGGTCTGCCGCGAGCTTGGCGTCGATGTCGCCAAGCTGGTCGAGCAGGTTGGCGAACTCGTTCTGCCGGGATGTGATCTCCATGTTCTCGTCCATCGGTCCTCCGTTTCTCCAAAGGAAAGGCCCCTCGTGGAAGGGGCCAGGGTCAGAAGAGTTTCAATTGCTGAAAAAGCTGCGGGGGGGGGTCGCTCATTGCCCTCATTTCGCGGGCGAAGAGCTCGTCCATGCGCAGGACGGCCCCGTGCGCGTCGAGACGCAGCTTCGAGCCGCGCCACAACTGGAAGCTCTGCACGGCCTCCTCGTAGGTCATGACTCCCGCCGCGACCATGCGCGCATGGGCCTTGATCTTCCTGCGCTCGCGCGTTATCGAGTCCCTGCATGGCCGCATCACCACCTTGCCCGTCTCTGAGTAGGAGTACTTCGTCTTGAGGAAGGTGAAGCCGTGGCTCAGCTTAACGATGTGGGTCTTCCTCTCGTTTACGATGATCCCCAGCGCGGCGCACCTGTCGCGGATCAGCGCGAGCGCGATCTGCAGCGTGAGCTTGTCTGGGTCGATCGCGATGATGTCATCCATGTACCTGCCGTAGTACTCGACGCGGCAGCACTCGGATATGAGGTGGTCTATCGGGTTGGGAAGTCCGACCGCCAGAATCTGGTTTGGCTCGCTCCCGAGGCCGAGGCCGCGCGTGCCCTGCACGTCGATGAGATGGTGCCCGAGGGCGACCACGCGCGCATCGAGCACGGCGCGCGCCACCATCGCCTTGACCGGCACGTGCTCGATGTTGCCGAAGTAGCCGTGGAAGTCGACTTGCAAGGCCCATCCCTCCGGGCCGTACGTGCGCCAGTGCCTGGCCAAGGCCTCCTTGACCCGCTGCTGGGCGTATGACGTCCCCTTGCCGGTCATGTTGGCCGAGTTGTCAGCCACGAAGGTCGGTGTGATCGTCGGCACGTACACGTTCTGCGTGAGCGACTTCTGCACGACCCGCTCCGAGAAGTGCACCGAGCAGATGTGCCTGAGCTTTCCCCTCTCATACAGGTCGAACTCGTTGAAGCCCCTGCACACCTCGTTCCCGGCGAGGATGTCATCGTGGGCTCGCTTGATGTTGAGCAGCCAGTCCAGCTGGTAGCGCTGGGTGCTCGCCTTCCAGGCGACGCCGCGCGCAGCCTGCCTCTGGGCCTTGTACAGCGCGTTGAGGTCGGCGACGTCCTCAAGGGACGCGCCCTCATTTCGAGCTGCCTTCCTCCTGGCACGCTTCTCCTCACGGCGCAGCCTGCGCGCCGCCCTTCGCTCGTCCGAGTTCACGACGCCTCCCGGTCGATGAACGGAAAGGGCACCCCGCACGGCTTTCAGTGGCGCTCGGCTAGCCGCTTTGAGCGTGGGGCATGAAACGCGGGCGAGCGCCCGAGGCCCGCGCCATGCAAGAAGCGTTCGCCCCACCCTCGCGGGGTGCTGGTTCACGGCGCTTGGCGCCGAAGGTCACGGCTTCCTTCCAAAAAGGCTCTGCGTTGGCTTTCGCTACTAGGTCTGGCCGTGTCGATTGGAATCAGGGCAGGGCGCGGACACCGGCGTTCGACGCCACGTTGTTGTTGGCATTGCCGTTGTTGTTGACATTGCACGCGTTCGTCGCGTTCCCACCATTAGCCCCGCGCAACCACCAGTTGTACCGAGATGCAAGCCGTAACCGTCAAGAGATGATACACCCTACGACTCGTCAACCATGCCCCGCAGGTCGGCCAGCTCCATCTCAAGCCTCGCCATACGCTCTTCCGGGCTTGCCTTCCCCGTGATCCTCGTGCCGTTCTTCCGGTTCTTGAGCAGGGCGATCTCGTCGGACAGCAGACCGGCTATCGCGTCGAACCTGTTCAGGTTGATTGGCAGGCCGACGTCCTTCAACTCCTGCAGGTCCTCCACTAGGTAGGTGCAATCGTCAATCGCAAGCTGCAGGTAGTGTTTCCGCTCCCTCACCGCAAGAGCGGTGCTAGGGTAGCGGTTGTACGCGGCCCGCACGTTGTGCACGAGGCTCGCGGCCTCCTCGCACAGCCTGAGCGCGTGCGTGAACCGCCACGACTTCGGGATGACCTTCTCGCTGTGCGCCAGCTGGTCAATCTCGATGCGTATCTTGCGCGCGGTCATCACCCACTGCAGCTCGGACTCAGTCCGGTTCCTCTTGTATACCCCGCTCATGTCTCCCCCTCACACGAACGCCGCCGCATTACGCGGCGGCTGTTCCAGTGTAAAGGATGCGTCGGCTAGACGCCGACGCGGAAGCAGGGCAGGGCGCGGACACCGGCGTTCGACGCCACGTCGTAGCTGGCATAGCCGTTGTTGTTGACATTGCACGCGTTCGTCGCGTTCCCACCATAAGCCCCGCGCAACCACCAGCCGCACCGAGCGTCGCTGAAGTTGCGGCGGATGCGGTGCCTGGTGAGGGCGAAGAACGTCGCGAAGTGGCAGTCGTAGCCCTTTGACCAGGCCTTGGTGCCCCAGACCACCTCGCCGTAGACCTCGGTCTCGGAGAGCGACCAGACCTTGCCCAGGTCCGCCCAGCTCCATCCCGTGGAGTCCGTGAGCGTGCTCGACGCGCTGTAGCGCTCCTCGAGCAGCGCGCGGTGCGTGGCGATGACGTTGCGCCACTTTGCCGGGAGCAGCGGGTAGAACGTGTTGACCTCCCACCTGTGGAGGTTGGATGCCAGGTAGGGATGCTTCTCGCTCGCCGTGCCCTGGTTGGTGTTCGTGGTGTTCCACGGCACCGAGTCGGGCCAGACCTGGTCGGGCACCATGATCATGTGGTGCGCCGTGATCTCGGCGTCGCACGCGCCGAGGTACGGGTCGTATGCGGCGCAGCGGTAGCGGAAGACCTTGCCGTCCGTGAGCGTGATGTCGAAGTAGTCGAAGGGCCGGATGCCCGTGATGTCGCCCGACATGACCCGCGCGTTGAACCACTCGGCCTCGTCGGTGTACTCGGCGATCTCGTCAGCGAAGAGGACCATGAGGTCACGCCCGGGGTAGGTGCCGAGCAGCACCTGCAGGTCGTAGTGCGTCTCCAGCTGCAGGCGCGCCTGCTCGACGGTCGTTGCACCGGTTCCGCCGTTCTGGATCGACACAGGGAACATCCCGAGGGCCTGGTCGGCCTTCTGATTAGCGGAGGCGGCGTCAGCTCGCGCCTGCTCGTCCTCCACCTCGAATGCGTCCTCCTCGCCGAGGATGCCGATCTTGACAAGGGTGTTAGCCATTAATCTCTCCAATCCAAAGGGTTTGCGTCTCCGGGTCGTAGGTGCCCGCGACGCGCAACACGTCGCCGGTCACCTCGGCCATCTCGTTCGGGACGTAGAGCACCCGGTTCAGGTACCAGAGCCGCCCGACGTAGTTGGCGAGCATGCCCGCGAGTGCGTTCACGGTCTCGTCGTACTCCGCGCGCGTGACGGTCGATGTGCCGATGGTGGCCGCAGCGTCCTCCGCCCTGATGGCGGCGAGGGTTGCCCGCTCGGTGGCCGCGTCGATGTCATCGACCCCGTAGAGGATGCGGTGAAGCACGTCCTCCGTTGCCTCCGGCACCACGAGATCAACACCGTAGGCGTCCTGCACCACGAACGGCCTGTCCATGAGCTTCGTCACGATGCGGATTCCGCTCGCGTCTAGCTCGCCGTAGTACCCGTAGAATGTCACGTACATCTCCCCTGCGGTGCGCAGCACCTCCCATGGGATAGCGACCTCGTCAGTCTGCATCTCGATGGTCCTGCGCGTGCCGTCCGCCCGGTTGACGAACAGCGCGGCCTTCTTGTCGACCGCGTTCCACTCGGTGTCGAAGGACACGGCTATCGTGTCGCCGCGCACGCAGTGCTGCACCGCGCGGTTGTCGCCGACGAAGGTGGTGGTGCGGTCAACGACCGCTATCTGGAACTCCATCTGTCCTCCCTTCTATGCGCGCCTCGTGAGGTTGCCGACCTCGTACGAGACCGTGGCGGTGTCGTTGGTGACCTTGACCGTCACCTTCTCGACCGTCGCCTCTATCTCGATGCCGCTGTCCGTCGACGCGGCGCGCACGACATCCCCGATCTCTAGGCCGAGGTTGTCACCCACCTCAAGCTCGCAGGCGTCGGCGAACATCTGCCGCAGCTTCTCGGTGCCCTTTTCCCTGAGCTCCGTGGCTTCGGCGTTGTTGTAGTCATAGGTCGCGGCGATCTCCTCCACGCCCGAGAACGTCCTGGTGGTGGAGACGTTGCCCCTCGCGTCCGAGTAGAGATGGACCACCACGCGGTTGCGAAGCTCGCCGCTCCCGAGGCAAACGAGGTGGTTCACGTAGCGCCCCTCTGCGATCTTGAGGTCGTACTGGTCGGTGTCCAGCCGTATCGGACTGGCCTTGGCCGCTGACAGCTCGACCATGTGGGACGTCCCCACGCGGAAAACCAGCTTGCAGCCCTTCTCCCTGAACAGCTTCACGAGCGCCGAGTAGGCGTCCGCGTAGCGGTCGAAGGAGCCGGAGGCGGAGACGCCGAAGGCGGTGTCGGGCACCGCGAAGATGCCCTGCAGGCCCTGCCGCGCCACCACCGTCCGCAGGATCGCGTGGAGGTCTCCGGAGTACGTCAGGTAGTCCGTCCCAGCGTTCGGGCAGAGCACCGAACCGGCGAGGATGCCGTGCCACGACCTCCCGTAGTAGGTGATCGAGCGGTTTGCCCCGAAGTTGAAGGTGCGCCGGTCGATGACCCCTCCCCACTCCGTGTTCGCGAAGTAGAAGCAGTCGCCCACCGACAGCTCGGCCTCCGAGAGGGGCAGCGTCAGCTCGAAGTCGTTCTCGTCCGCGCCGAATGCGAGGTCGAATCGCTTCTGGGCTGGTATTGACACGTCGCGCAGCGCGGAGTCGGTCAGGACGAGGTCGTTCATCCCAGCCTCACCTCCATCCGCTGCTCATGGACGGTGACCCTCAGATCGTTCTTGGGATGCCAGGTGACGTCGCTGTATCCGCTGGGTATCGGCTCGAACAGGTAGTAGCCGCTGCCCTTCACCTGCTCGCCCACCCGCTTGTCGAGGACGTTGGTCTCACGACCGTTGGAATCGACCACCCTGGCGGTCTTCGCGAGCCCGTCGATGACGAGTCGCCCGCCGTCCGGCACCGGGGCATTCACCTCGTAGGTGAGCGCCCCGATGCTGACGTTTACGGTCGTTGCCGGCCCGAAGACCTCTATCGTGACGGGTGATGCGCGGTGGCTCTCGTTGATGATCGCCGCCCTCGTCTGCTCCGCCTTAAAGAGCTTCACCGTGTTTCGCTGCCACACCGGGCGCTCCACGAGGAAGGTCATCTTGCGCAGCATCTCGCCCTCGCCGTACATGAAGGCCTTGTTCTCCGAGGCCACGAAGATACCGCTGATCTCCCAGTCGCCGACCTTGAGCGTGCCGGGCTCGCCGGTCTCCGCGTCGGGGTCTACGACCTCGAAGAACTTGGTCCTGCTCCCGTCCACGCTCCCGTCGAACGCGATCGCCACGCTGTAGGCCCTCGCGTCGAACGAGAGGGACTTGAAGGCACCGACTGCCGCCTGGTACCCGCGCCTGTAGTCGAAGAGGTCCGTTTCGTCAATGTAGGCACCCGTGCTCTCGCCGAAGTCGAAGCGGTCGCCGAGGTGGTTCGTGTAGCTGATTCTGCCGAGGCTAAGCATATGCGGCCCTCCTGTAGCGTCGGTTGGCCTCCCGTTCGCTCTCGACCACCACGGGGGCGTTCTCTGCGATGGTGCGGCCAAGGGTGGATCGGAGCTCGGCGACCTCGCCGTAGAGCCCGCCCAGCGTGTCCTCGACGCCGTATCCCCTGTCGTTCGCCACGGAGTTTCCGTAGGAGACAACGGGCAGGTCTAGGTCGGACGTGTCGACGGAGAGCCCGTAGCTCACGTCGCCAAGCTCTAGCGAGTCCCGCAGCCTCCCGGCTATGCCCCTGTAGGCGTCCACCGTCTTGCGAGCCCGCTTCTCCGCACCCTCGCCCATGGCGTCCATGATTGACATACCTGAGTAGAGCACCCATCCCTTGCCCGAGAACGGGCCTTCCTTCGCCGGGGAGAACGGGAACAGGCTTCTGATCTGACCGACCGCCCCGCTCACGGCGCTGACGGCGCTCCCGATCGCGCCCTTGATGCCCGACACGAGGCCGTCGATGATCGACCGGCCCGAGCCTATGAGCCATGAGCCAGCGCCGGAGAACACGCCCATGATCTGGCCCGGAAGGCCCTGGACCGCGCCGATTGCGCCGCTGACGCCGGACGAAAACGCGGACTGCACGCTGCCCCACATGCTGCTGGCGGCAGACGTGATGCTCCCGTGCAGGTTCGAGAAGAAGCCCGTGACGCTTGAGACGAGTCCCGAGACGAACCCGGAGACCGCACCGGCCGCACCGGACACAATCGACTGGATGGCGTTCCACGCACCACTGGCCGCTGACTGCACCGCACCCCATGCGGCGTTCCACGCGCCTTGGATGGCGGACAGCGTCGAGCTGATTGTGCCGAGCACGGCGTTGATGGCACCCGAGATGGTCGACTTGATGCCGTTCCAGATGGCGGAGAGGAACGACGATATCGCTCCCCAGATGGCATCCCACAGCGCCTTGATCGAGTTGAGCACGTTCCCGATGTTCTGCATCACGGCCGTGATTGCCGTTGAGATGATCGACTTGATGCCGTTCCAGATTGCGAGGGCGATGGACTTTATCCCTTCCCAGACGCCCTGCCAGTCCCCGTTGATCGCAGCCATCACCGTGTCTATTACCGCCTGTATGACGTTCATCGCTGCCGTCACGATCGACTGGATGACGGGCCATACCGTCCTCATCACGGATTGGATAACGCCCATCGCGGCCGTCACGATCGACTGGATTCTCGGCCACACATTCTGTATGACCGCGTGGATCACTTCCATGGCCGACGTGATGATCGACTGAACCTGCGGCATGATCTCGGCCACGAAGTCGGCCACCGCCTGGATGGCGGGCGTCACGAGGCCCGCGAGCTGTTCCAGCAGCGACCCGAGTATTCCCATGAGCGTGCCGATGACCGGCACGACGGAGGACACGATCGTGGACACTACCGGGGCGACAGCCGCCACCAGCGAGAGGAACGCCGGTACCAGCTGAGCCACCACGTTCTTGACCGACTCGAAGAGCGCCTTCGCCGGTTCCTGGAGCCCGAGCAGGGACTGGAACGCTGGGGCGAGGGCCGAGCCGATTTCGCCGACGAGGCCCGTGACCGTGCTTCTGAACCCCTCGTTCGTCACCATGAGGTCTGCGAACGCGGCGACCATGGCAACGACCAGCGCGATGACGCCAGCGAGCGCGGCGACCATGGGACCGGACATGCCAGCCGTGACGGCGGCGAAGCCGCCCTTGAGACCGCCTAGCATCCTCGTGAGGCTACCAACGGGGGTCGCGAGCTTGCCCAGCTGGCCGAACAGACCGCCCAGCGCGCCTCCGACGATGGGTATCTGGGAAATGAGACCGCCCATGCTCCCGATGGACAGCACACCGATGGCAGCTGCCGCCACCTTCACCCATGATGGAATCTTTGAGAGGTCGCCGCCGAAGCCGTCGATCGTGTCCTTTAGCCTCTCCAGGAAGGACACCGCCTTCGGCACCACGCCCTCGACCCACTGCGCAAAGGACTCCGAGAGCGGCGTCAGCATGCTGCGCACGGACTTGATCACCGGCAGCAGCGCCGCGAAGACCCTCTGCAGGCCACTGAGCGCCGGGGTCGCGAATATCTCGCCGATCTTGGCTATGTTGGAGCGGATGTTGGCCGTGACGCCCGAGAACGTGTCGTTGGCACCCTTGGCCGACTCGCCGAACGTGTCGTACATGGCGTCGGAGAACGTCTGGAAGTCGATCTGGCCGCTCGTCACCATCTCGCGCACCTCGGACTGGGTCTTACCCAGGTACTCCGCGAGGACCGACAGGCCGTTGATGCCACGGTCGGAGAGCTGCGCCAGCTGCTCGCCGGAGAGCTTGCCCTGAGCCGCCACCTTCTGGTAGATGCCGCCGATGTCGGCCAGGTCCGCGCCGAACGTCGCGGCCACGCCCGTGGCACCGTTCAGCGAGCGCTCCATCGACTCGCCAGCGGATACCCCGGATGCCGCGAGGTTTGCGGCGACGAGGGCGGCTGCGTCCATGGAGAACGCCGTCCCGTCCACGGCATCGCTGATCGTGGCCTCGTAGTCGCCCCACTGCAGCTGCAGGCCCCGGAACATGGTCTTGGCCTTCTCCATGTTGAGGGCTCGCGATATGCCACCCGTGGCCGCTATCGTGGCTATCCCCGCGCCGATGGTGCCTATCGAGCTCGTGATCGTGTCGGCTGCTCCCACGAAGGCATCGCCGAGGGCGCTCTTGACCTTGCCCGCGACGCTCTTCGCGGCGTCCATGAAGCCGGAGAGCTTCGACTTGCTGCCCTCGATGCCGCTGTCGAAGCCGGAGCCGTCATAGGTTCCCTTCGCGCTGAGCACGTAGTCTGCCATGCTAGTCACCCCCAGCCTTCCGCCATGGCGTCCAGGGCGTGTTCTTCTCCATCTGCTCCTGGATCGCGTCTATCTCCGAGAGCGAGACGGGCAGGTCGGCCCCCTTGCGCTGGTTGCGTGACCACAGCCGCGCCTTGCGCTTGCTCAGGCAGTTGTTGACCGCGACCTGCACCGCGTCGCGCAGCAGGCTTGAGTCGCGCACCGTCTTGTTCTCGATCTCCTTGCGAATGAAAAGGAGCTGCACCGGCGTGCAGCTCCCGTATCGCTCGTAGTCCCATCCGAGGTTCACCGCGAAGTATGCGAAGTCGATCTGCCTCGCGTAGAGCCTCGCGGCGTCCTCGTCAAGCCCAGGGCGCGGCTCCGTCTTGAAGTACTCGTACTCCGTGAGGAGCCGCAGCGAGCGTCTTAGGCGCCCTGGAATAAAAAACCGCAGTCGCGCTGCAGCGCAGCCATCACCGCCTCGTACACGGCAAGGTAGCCGTTGGCCTTCAAGAGGCCTTCCGCCATCTCCATGCCACGTCGCGGGTTGACGAACTGCCCGCCCTCGACGCGCAGGCCGTAGGCGAGGAGCGACGTCAGCTCGGACAGCGAGAAGCCGCCGTCGTTCTGGATGAACGTGGACATGATCGGCTTGTGGCGCTGCTCGTAGAGGTCGATGCGCTTCTTGGTCAGGCTGATCTCGTAGGTCCGCCCATGCACCTCGAACGTCGCGGGGCCGTCCTCCTCCGGGATGTCGGCCACCTCGGCATCGTCGGCATAGTCGATGTCATCGGTGAGAATGGGTTCCATGCTCCTAGCCCTCCGTATCGGTAGTGGTGGTGGTCACGGTCCAGGAAGCGGCCTCGCGCTCCTCCTCGGTGGCCGTCTCGTACAGCCAGGGCTTGCCGGAGCCGTCGAAGTCCATGGAGTAGGTGGCGTTGTCATCGCTCGGGGCCTCGAAGTTGTCGGAGGTCACGATCGCGAGCCCCATGCGCATGGGCTGGTACTTGATGCCGCCCGTGACCTTGGTGCGCTTGCAGACCTTGAGGCACAGGTACTCGTCCTCGGCGAGCGCACGCGCCACGAGCTGCGTCGCCTCGTCATCCGGGCTGTAGAGGCCGTCGATCGAGGCGTCCCACGACTTGCCGCCGTGGAACTTGATGGACCAGCCGCCCATGGAATCGTCCTTGGTGGCGGTCGCCTCGGTGGTCTCCGCGCTCATGTTGAAGCTGAGCCCCTGCTGGCCCGCGACGGCGAGGAGCTTGGTGCCGTCCTTGCTTGTCACGAGCGCGATGATGTCCTTGCCGTTGAGGACCTTGGCGGTCTCGGCGTCGAAGTCGCAGCCGAGAAGCAGGCTCTCGTTCGTGGTTTCGGTGTTATCAGGCATTGTTGCCTCCAATCTTGATCATTACTTGCAGCGGAACCCGTAGCAGACGTGGAAGTCGAAGGAGAGCACGGCGTGGCCCTCGCGGGACTCGTCCATCTTGAGGGTCTGCAGGCCGTTGTAGACCTGCCGGAACATGCGGTACGGGCTCGGGAGCGCCAGGTCATCCGACAAGGCCTCCTCAAGCCCCTGCACGAGCGCCAGCACCGGGGCGTTGGAGTACTCTCCCACTGCGGGCTCGCTGATGCAGTGCACCCACACCTGGAACACGTCGACGTACATCGTCTTGGTGTTCGCTGGCTCGGTGCGCGTCAGCTGCACGCTGTAGAGCGGCGACCTCTCGTTGTCCGGGCTGTCGTAGCACGGTACGCCGGTCCTGTCCTCGATGTGCCCGATCAGGCAACCCAGGAACTCGGCGATGCTCAGTCGTTTCAGCACGCTAGAACCTCCTTAGCTGCTTGCGCAGGTCCTCGATGAAGATGGGGCGCTGCGCGTCGACGTTGGCCTTGAGGTACCTCTGGCCCTGCACGTAGCCGCCGCTGACGGTCCTGTGGCCATACTCGACGTGGGCGGCGTAGGACTTCGAGTAGTAGACCGTGTCCTTCGCCTGGGCGAGCGAAAGCCGCAGCTCGCCTGTGTCGACCGGGGTGCCTCCGTCCGCCTTGCCCCTGTTGTAGATCTGGGTCATGTTCTTGAGGATCACTGCGTCGAAGCGCAGCTGGGAGAGCCGCTGCAGCTCCTCTGCCAGCCCGTCCTCGTCAACAATCCGGAAGCCCATCGCCCTTGCACCTCCTGACGCGCAGCGCCACAAGGGACTCGCGCGACGAGACGCCAACGATGTCGTAGCGGGCTCCGCCCACCTCGCAGGCGACCGCACCGCTCACGAGCGACAGGTCGGCCGTCGTGACCAGCGTGCGCTCCTCCATGTCGAAGGCGTTGCCCTCCGTGGCGTCCCTCGTGGCCGACCTCGGGGCCGTGCGCACCAGGATGCACTGGTCCATCGGGCGCAGCTCGCACACGGGCTTCCTCGTGGCGTCTCTCCCGACCTCCACGCTCTCGTACAGGGTGGCGTCGTACCACCTCACGGGGATCACCCCCTCAGAAACTTGATGCCGCCGCCGTGCAGCGCCTTCTTCATGGATTCCAGGTCCTCGGTGTAGGCCGAGAGGATGTCATCAATGAAGCTGTTCGACACGGAGCCGCCGTCCCCAGCCGACTCGGACGTGCTGCCCTCGTAGCCTCGCAGGCGCAGTGCCTTCATGGCCGCATCGACCACGATGGAGCCAGCCGTCTCCGGCAGCTCCGCCGTGGTCTCCATGCGGATGGTGATGCGGTCGATGACCGTCTGCAGCATCTCCTCGATCTCGCTGTCGCCGGGCACGTGCTCACCGGGTAGGTACCGGAGCCTCACGCGCCCGGCGAGGCTTGAGAGGTCCACTAGCCCTCGGAGCCTTCGGAGCTCTCGGAGCCTTCGGAGCTCTCGGTGGCCGTGGTGACGTCGGCGATCACGTGGCCGTAGGGGTTGGGCATGACGGGCATGAACAGGCCGGAGGCCTTGGTCCACGTGGTCACGGGGTCGGGGGTGTCCCAGGTGGTCACCGTGACGAACTGCTGCTGGCGCTTGGTGTCGAACGCGCCGCCCTGCTCCTCCTCCTCGGGCGTCACGCCCCAGAGGCCGGTGCCGAGCGTGCCGTTCGCGCCAGTGGAGAGCAGCACGAACTTGCCCTCGGGGAAGAAGCGCTTCTGCTGCACCTTCACCTTGCCGCCATCCGTGACGATCTCGCCGTAGCGCTCCTCGTCGGTGCGGATGGAGATGCCGAACTGGCTCATGAAGAGCGCGTTCAGCTGCTCCATGGAGGGCAGGACGCCGGTGCCGCTCGTGCCGAAGATGGCCTTCTGCACGTTGGCGTTGTTCATGATCGTGGTAACGACCTTCTCGGAGGTGAGCGCCACGGTCGGGGTGGAGCCGTTCGCGATGGCGAGGGCACGCCACGTGCGCACGTCGCCCAGGATGTCGGCGTCCTCGTCCCAGAGGTCGTTCACGAAGTTCTCCGCTGGGATGTCGTAGTCGATGGGGATGTCAAGGCCGTTCTCGGTGATGGTGAACTTGCCCTTGGAGACAACGTCCATCTTGGCGATCTCGACGCGGGTGATCACGCGCTCGGCCATGCGCGCGATGTCATCGAAGACGTACTCGCGCAGGCTGTCCACGTTCATGGAGAGGCCGCGCGTGAGACGGCGCACGCTCTCGGTGAGGTTGATCTTCTCCTTGATCAGAAGCTGCTCGGTGGTCACCGTCTCGAACGGGATGCGGGAGCCGATGCGGGCCTCGGTGTCGAAGGCGTGGACGCTCGCGGCCACGGGAAGGTTGCCGTTGCGGCAGAGACGCGTGTACTCCTGCTCGATGTACTGCGTCTTGCGATCGGGGAACAGTCCCGCGCCGGTGTAGGGGCGCACGGGGCTGAGGTTCTGGGAGAAGTCCAGAAGCTCGCGGTTGTCGATGAGCTGGGAAATGTTGGGCATGTCTCGTTCTCCTTTCTATCCTGCCGCTACACGAGGTAGAGGCCCTGGGCCGCGAGGGATTCCTTTGCCTCGGCGGCTGCGGTGGAGACCTTGTCCGCCTTGACGCGACCCGCGACGATGACCGCGATCGGGTAGCCGTCCGCGTAGTCGGTGACGTCGTAGTCGTGAAGCACGATGCCGGACTCCTCGCCAGTGCCGCCAGCGAAGAGCGAACCGGCCTTGATGACCTTGCGGTCTTCCTCGGTGGTCGCCATCGCCTGGGTGCCCTCGCGGGTCTTCACCACCAGGCCGACCTCGCTCTCGACCACGTTCTCGGAATCGGTGTAGGTCGTGACCTTGTTGAAAGCCATTTACTTTCCTCCGTTCTGCTGCTTGTTGTACTTCTGCGCGAAGGACGCGCCGAACGACTTGCCTCCGGGCTGCTGCTCGGCGCTGGGCGGCTCGCGCCTCAGCTCGCGCTGCACGGCCTCGTTGACCGCCTTGGGCCACAGCTCCTTGAGCTTGTCGATTGCCGCGCCGGTCTTCTCCGCCTCGGCGCTGACGAACATGGACAGCAGCTCGTCGCCCATGGTGATCCCGGCAGCAGAGAGCTCGCGGCGCGCGATGCCCATCTGCTGGGACAGGTCGCGCTCGGCCTCAAGGGCCTCCTTCTCCTCGCGGAGCTTCTTGGCCTCGTACTGGGCGCGCTGCAGCTCGGTCATGTTGCGCAGCTTCTCCGCCTCGGTCTGCTGGTCCTGCTGCTCGCGGGCGAGGTTGTCGCGAATCTCCCGCTCCATCTTGGCCCGCTCGCGCGCGAGGCGCTTGGTGATGATGTCGTTCACGTCATCGTCGGTGTACTTGGCCTCCTGCTGGCCCCGCTGTCCCTGCTCAGCGCCAGCGCTGCCATCGGTGCCGCCTGTGCCACCGGAGCCCTCGTTGCCGGTCCCCTGGCCCTGTGCGCCCTCGCCATCGTTGCCGGTGCCCTGCTCGCCGCCGTTGCTGGGCGGCGTCATCTGACCACCTGCGACCCCTGCGAAGTCCTGTCGGTTTGGCTTTGGCATTGCGTCCTCCTCCATAAGGTTTTCTGTGTCTCATGCCTGCACGTTCCGTAGCTTTTAGCGGGTTCCACGCCTGCCCGATCCATGGCTTTTAGCGTCATCAATGCTCGGACGTATGAAAGAGGGCCGCTCGTCAGCGGCCCCTCCCATCCCTCTTGTCGATCTGCCGCTGCTTCCAGCGGTAGTGCTCCCCCACGAGCCTCGTGGTCACCGCCTGCGTGACGTAGGCCTCGAACTCGTCGCTTGGCTCGCGTTCCCCGATGCCCGCCATGTACTCCTGCATGACGTGGGTGGCCTCGTGGGCAATGAGCCCCGCGTCCTCGGCGGCGCTCCGCTCAAGGTCCGGGCGCATGTACACGATGTGGCACAGGCCCACGCCCTCCACCGTGAATGTGCTCGTCGTGGCCTCCGCCCACCCAAGCATCTCGGCCACCTCGTCGGCCCCGGCGCCGAAGCGCCTGAGCGCCTTGAGGTAGGCCTTGCGCGAGTGCATGAGCCGCACGCGGATGGGCGGCACCGGGCCGATCTCCTCGAACCTCATGGGACCACGTCCAGCACGTCCCGGAGGGCCAGAGACTCCCCGCCGTAGGTCACGATCTCCTCGACCTCATCGAGGGTGAGCCTCCCGCTGAACCGGAACTCCTCGTGCCCGTCGTGCTCGACCACGAAGAGCGGGATTCGCGTGATCGGGATGCGCCTGTTGATGCGCTCCATGTCGGAGTCCCAGCCGTGATGGACCTTTACGTGGCCCGGGTAGCGCTCGGCGAGCGGGAGCACGACGTGCTCCATGATGTCCTCGCACATGCCGCAGCCGGGCCTGGTCACGAAGTGAACGTCCCTCAACATGCACCTCCAATGTGGTATGCTGGATTCACGAGGCTCCCCCCCGTGTTGTCTTACCGGGGCTTGGAGCCTCGCCTACTTTCCTATGTGCCGCTCGCTGCCGTCGTGGCGGATGACGATCGCCTCGTCGAAGCCATCGTCGGAGAAGAGCGCCATGCACTCCCTTATCACCGCCTCCGCCTGGTCATCGCCCATCGAGCAGAAGCGGTTGTCGACAACGATCTTCGGCGTGCCGATGTCGGTGGCACCGGCATCCTTGAGCCGCCGCCACTTGGACACTCCCTCGGCGATCCTGGTCTTGAGCCTCGCGCCCGAGCCTACCGGCGTCTTGAGCTCCCAGTACTCGCCGCCCATGATCAGGTCGATGCTCGCGGCAGCGGCCCTGTTCGTCGGCTGCGGCTTCACGTCGTGCCCGAGCTGCGCCAGCCTCAGATGGCCCGCCCGCTCGTTCTCGGTGAGCGTGCGCCTCTGCCTCCCGGAGAGCCCGCCATAGTCGGGTACGCCGGACGCCACGGCCTCGGTCACGGCATCGCCGCCGCGCCTCGCCACGTAGTCATCGATCCACGCGTCCCAGTCCTCGACCGCGACCTCGTAGGAGCACCGGCACCACGGGTGCAGCGGCGGGAAGTTCACGCCGGGAGCTCGCTCGTCAAAGCGCGCTGGGCGTTCCCTCTGCTCGGCCTGCAGTCCGAGGCACACCTTGCACGCCCTCTTGTCGTTGACGCAGGAGAGCCTGTAGTGGTCGAAGTCCGACTCGTGCACCTTCGCCTGGGCCTCGTTCAGCAGGAACGTGCCCTCGGTGTAGATCAGGCGCATGGAGTCGCGCCGCGACACGTGCTCGAACCTGTCCCGGAGCGTGCGTGCCATCTCCTCGTAAGCCACCCCACGGGCGAGCGCCTTGGCGAAATCGTCGTTCAGGTAGGCCGCGAGCCGTTCGCGGTTGTCCCAGATGGAATCGGAGAATCGCTTGCCGTTGGCCCACGCGGCACCGACCGTCTCGCGAATCACGGGGTCGTTGACCCGGTAGAAGCTCTCGCCGAACCCCATCTCCTCCGCCGCGAGGTTGGCGGCTCGCTGCGCCTGGCGCTCGAAGTGCGCCTCCAGCTCCGCCTGCTCGATGGCCCCGATCCTCAGCTGCTGCAGCCTGATCGAGGCCTGGATGCCCTCTAGCTCGTTGAGGCGGTAGATGCTCGCGCGCACGGGCAGCAGGTGGGCGTACTGCGGGTACTGCTCCGCGAACTCGTCCATGCGCTCCATGAGCATCCTGCGGTCCTCGTCGGAGAGGGCCGCGAGGAGCCTGCGGTACTCGATGACGTTGTTCTCGCCGTACCGCTGGTAGTAGGCGGCGATCTCGCGTTCCAGCCAGGCCGACTCGCCCTCGTATAGCTCCGCGAGCCTGCGGTTCAGCTCGGCCTCGTCGTTGACGAGCTGCCGCGCGAGCTCGTCCCTGCGCCTGCGCCAGTACTCCTCCTCGCTAGGCATCGGCGAGGATGGCGTCGATAAGCTCCTGCTTGTTCGCGCCCTTCTTGACCTTGATGCCGCTCTGCTCGGCTAGCGTGTAGAGCTGCTGGTTGGTCATCTTGCGGAGCTCTGCGGCCTCGTCCGGCTCGGGCTCGGGGCCGGTGGCCTCCGGCGCTTCCTTGGCCTCGGCAACGGCGTCCACGTTCTCGGCGAGCGCGTCGCCCAGGCGCACGACCAGGTACGCGACCTGCGCGAAGCCATCGGCCAGCCTTGCCCAGCCCTCCCTGATCTCCTCGACCACGACCTGGTCGCCGGGGCGCATGACCCTAACGACCTTGGCGCTTGGGCTCGGGCTCTCCCTCACGTTCAGGGTCTTGTTCCTCTCGTAGGTCGCCACCATCTGCTTCATCGGTTCCTCCTTCGGTCCTGTTCGTCGGGTAGCCGCCAGTCACGGCCACCGCCTTTGCCTCGCGCTCGTCGTTCTTGCGCTCGATCTCCTTCTTGGGGTCATCAACGCACGAGAGCACGGACAGCTGCGTCTCCTCGGACACGATGCCCGAGAGCGCGCCCGCCACCTGCGCCTCCGCCGCGAGGTCTTCCGGCATGTTTCGGTGCATGGTGATCTCGACCTGCTGCCAGTCATCGCCCGAGAACGGCTTGTCCGGGTAGCTGGCGAGCATCTTCAGGCGCTGCTGGATGCCCATGACGAACTTGCGCTCCTTGTTGCGCGCGAGGTTGTTCATGGGCATGAGGCGCATCTTGAGCGCGGTGCCGGATGCCGTGGAAAAGCTCTCGTCGGTGATGTCGGGCACCATCGCCATCTTGAAGATTAGCGTCTCGAGGCGCGAGATCAGGTTCTCCTGGCTCACGTCGCCGTCAGGCTTCTGCAGGAAGTAGACCTTGAGCGGGTTGTCCCCCCACAGGTTGATCAGCTTGTTCTCCCGCAGGTCGGTCTTGAAGCCGTCAGGCAGCTCCATGCCCTCGACCACCATGTAGGCGTCGGCGAAGTACTCCACATCGTCGGCCTTGGCGGAGATCGCGCCGTTGTAGGCCTCTATGAGGTTCAGCACGCCCTCGTACAGGCCGCGCCTCTCGCTGTTCTGCAGGAAGTCGATGGCGGGCACCGCCCCGAAGTAGTGGGACTGCGGCTCCCCGTACTCGATGCCGCCGTCCGTCTCGCGGAAGGGCACCACCTGCGCCGAGTCCGACCAGTTGCCGCGCAGCTCGCCCTCCTCGCCGTAGAGGTAGGTCACGAAGTACATCGGGCGCTTGAGCACCGAATCGTCGTAGACCATGAAGGCGCACAGCGGCGACATGGCCGCGCTCCTCGGCATGCCCTCCTCGTCCTGGTACAGCATCTCGTAGGCGTGGCCGAACTTTGAGGCCAGCTTGGAGAGCTCGGCGTCCACGTCCTCCTGGTGGTTGCGCGCTTGGTAGGCGTCCAGGTAGGCCTCGCGCGCCTCGTCGCCCTCGTACTTGAGGTCGACGGGCACGCCGATGAAGTAGCCCTCGAACGTCTGCGTGATGTCGTAGGCGAAGTCCACGGCCAGCCTGTTGTCGGGCTTGTACTCCGGCTTGGGAGCGCGCGCGAATATCTCGTACTTGGTGCGGTAGGCCGCGTCAAGGTACTCGTAGCGCGGGACGTGGCTCTCCCTGTGCTCGTCAATGAGCCGCGAAAGCAGCGACTCGGTCAGGGGCGTGCCGCGCGGGATCGTGAAATCGTCGGTCGCGGGCTCGCGCTTGAGCCTGTCGTAGTAGAACGAATGGAACTCGTGCGTAGCCAACTCACACCCCCTCTCGGTAGGTCTTCATCTGGGGCCTCGCGCCCCACTGCCTGATCGCGCTCGCCAGCGAGTCGGGCATGTCATCGTGTGCTGCGTTCTCGCTGTAGTCGAGCACCTGATTCAGCGCCTCGGCGTCGAGCGGGTAGGCCTCGCAGTCGAGGAAGCGCACCCGCTCCCACTCTGAGCGCAGGTAGGTCGAAATCTTGATGTACTTGTTCGTATCCTCCGCATATCCCACGGAGGGGTGGCCCTTGAGCCTGATCGCCTTGGCGAGGTATCCCTTGTCGCTGTTGCGCTCGCAGTAGACGGTGCCTATGCGCAGCTCGCGGCATAGCCTCACTATCTCCGCCAGGCAATCGTCCACGTGCCTGCCCGGCCAGAGCCTGATGTGGGCGTAGGTGAGGCCGTCGCGCACGACGAGCGCCGTGAAGGCCGTGCCGTCCTGCCCGCCGTATGCCGCGTCGATGTGGCCGATGCCCTCGCGCAGCTTCGCCGGGTCTGAGAAGAAGCGGGGCTCGGAGAACATGGCCTCCTCGTCGGCGATGTGCTTGAGCTCGTAGTTCGCCGCGAAGAGCGAGGGCGACATGGACTTGCGCACGTCCTGTATCTCCTCGGCGCTCATGAGCCCCGTCGAGTAGCAGTCGTGGCGCTCCACGTTGGGCATGAGCTGGAAGGCATCGTCCTTGTGCCAGGGCGTGCCGGTGTTGAAGATGCGCCCGCCACGGTTGCGGATGTTCTGCAGCTCCTGGTAGATCAGCTTGATGCGCTTGCGCTCCGCGCCAGAGACCCTGTCGCGCACGTTGATGATGTCATCCGTGAAGACCCGGTCGGCGTGCTTGCCAGTGAGCGAGCCGCCGCAGCCGAGCCCGAGCACCTGGGGTGCCCCCGAGACGCCCAGCTTGAGGTTGGTCGACACGGAGCTGTAGGTACCGCATGCCTCAAGCTCTACCCCGTAGAGCGTCCTCGCAATCGCCTTGAAGTGGCCGGTCTGCAGTATCGAGGCCGTGGCCCTCATGACCTCGGCCACGTCATCGTCGGTCTTGCGCATGAAGATCGTCCTGTCCTCCGGGTAGAGGACGCAGATCAGGGCGAACGCTATCGTGATGCAGGTTGTCTTGAAGCTGCCACGGTGCGCCTGCAGGGTCTTGTCGCCGTCGCCGAACACCATGTCGCGTATCCAGGCGTTGTGCAGGTCGGTGAGCTTGTCGTAGCCGATCGCGACGGCTATGTCCCTGGGGCAGTCGTAGAGGAAGTCGACAAGCTCGTCGGCCTCACTTCGCATCCTCGGACTTCCGCTTCTCTATGAGCGAGCGGATGCTTGCCGCAGCCTCCTCGACGTTCCCCGAGACCTCGACCTTCTCGGCGGGCTTCTCGCCTGCGGTGTCGCGCAGGAACGCGAGGGCCGAGGCGTCGCCCCTCATGGCCTTGCGTGCCACGGCCAGCATGGCGCGCTCGCCCACGGTGAGGTTCGCGTCCGGGAAGTCATCGAAGGATATGCCCTCGATGTCCTCCGTGTCGCCGCCCTCGTAGGGCATGTCGAGCACGATGCGGGCGATTTCCTGCATCGCCTTGCGCTGCCTGCGCGCCTTGCCGGATGCTATGCCGCCCTTGCGCCCGTTCTTCGCGGCTTCCTCGCGGTTCTGGTCGCTCGTGAACTCGTGCCCGACCAGGTTCTGCTCGTTAGCCATCCAGCATCGCCTCCCGGTAGCCCAGGCGCTCGCGATTGGCGAAGCACTCCATGACCCCACGGTACCTCGGGTCTGGCCGCTCCACGGTCACGTGCTCGGCCCTCGTGGTGCCGCAGGCCGCGAGCATGCGGTCGGAGACGTAGGTGTCGTGTCGGAGGCATATCCGCACGATCTCGTCTGTGGTGACCATCCGCCACCTCCCTCACTCCTCGAAATCGAGGCCCATCTGCGTGAGCATCGCCCTCAGCTCGCCCAGCCAGTGGAAGTCGTAGCTCCCGTAGACCAGGCTGTGCACTATCGCGGTGTCGAACATGTAGTTCCACTGGCGCATGTCCCAGTGGTCGGTGCAGCGGGAGGCGCGCCACGCCTCGTACCACTCCCGCGTCTGGTCACAGAAGTCGAACGAGTCGGGCAGGTCTGGCTTCTCCGTCCTCGCCACCGTGGCACCACCTCCCATCTGTCACCTTGCTTTCGAGTCCTGTCGCCCGGTCTAGGAGCCGGAGCGGCGACCGCGCCCGAAGGCGTTGCGGACTCGGGACACGACGTTGCGTGCCGCGTTGCGGAGTCGCTGGAACATTGCCGTCCTCCTTCCCGTGTCTCTGCGGGCAGATATGGAAAGCGCCCCTCGCGGGGCGTCTTTCGTCGTGGTGTGCGCCTGCGTCACAGCTCTCCGAGCCATGCGCTGGCGTCGATGTACTTGTCGCCGTGCTTCCGGAGGTTCATGTCATCGAGGTAGCGCTCGGACTCCTCGCGGCTCCGGTAGCAGACGCATATCCAGATGTCGGAGTCGGTCGCCTCGTTGCAGGGCTCGGGCCTGCGCACCTCCATGAGGGCCTTGAGGATCGCGTCGGCCTCGGCGATGCAGTCGCGCTCTAGGCTGTCGGTGTACTCCACCCCGGCGATCGGGCTCTCCGTGCGCACCGTGGAGACCGGCTTCCTGGGGAAGCCCCTGCGCCTCCGCTCCGGCCTGAACCGCTCGGTGGCGGCGCGCAGCTCCTCGCCCGTGACGAACCTGCGGTCCGGGATGCCGGTCCTGGCGACGAACGCCGCCCGGTCCTCCTCGGTCTTGAAGCACAGGCAGCTCCACGTCTCCGAGTCGGTGGCGTCCTTGAATCGGGCGTCCTCCTGTTTCAGGCGCTCGGCCATGCCCTTGTCATCGAGCGTGGAGCCGATGCCCTTCCTCTGCTTGCGCTTGAACTCAAAAGGCATTCGGGTCGGCCCCCTTCCTGATGTGGTCCGTGACCATGAGCGGGAACCACTGGCGCAGCCGCTCGTAGTCCTCCGGCAGGTGTCGGCGCATGGGCTCGGTGAACCGGTAGTCGATTCCGTCGAAGCTGCGACCGAAAATCTCGTAGTCGATGGGCAGCTTTATGCCCGCCCCGCTGATCGCGGCCATTACCTCGTCCTTGAGCCAGTCCGCGATCGGGCTCACCTTGTGGCTCCCCTTCTTCATCACGCCGTGCTGCACGAACGAGCTGCGGCGCACCAGGGAGTCGGCGGCGCGCACGCCGTCTGCCTTCCACGTGTCCGGCGCCAGGCCGAGGTCCTCGAAGATTAGCTGCCAGGTCTGCTCGTAGTCGGGGGTCGGGAGCCTCGCGGCCTCGATCACCCGCAGGCGCTCGGGAGGCTGGTCTACCGCCCCCGTTATGAGGCGGTAGAAGGAAGGGTTCGGGTACCGGTGGATGCGCTGGCCGAACTTCTGCTCGAAGTAGTCCAGCTCCTCGTCCACGAAGCGCAGGTGCGGGACGAGCCAGAAGTACACCGGCACCGTCTCGATGCCGTACTCGCGCATGGCTATCCACGTCGCGATCGAGTCCTTGCCGCACGAGAAGCCGAGCGCCACGGGCTTGTGGAGGTCCGCGAGCGTGCTCAGCACCTCCTTGCTGGTGGGCTGGCCCTTGATGACCGTTGGCATGGAATCACCCCCGCAAACGAAAAGACGCCGCTCTCTGGCGGCGTCTCAGTGTGTCTTGGTTGGGATTGTGTGGGCTCGTGAGAAATACCCTGATACCACTATACCAGAAACCAGTTACATTTTGTTACCTGATGCCGAAATCCTCGATCATCGTGAGCGCGCGGCCGCACACCAAGGGCCACGGTATGATCTTGCGGATCGCGGCGCACCTCCTGCGGTGGTCGGGCTCTGCCAGGGCGACCCTCGACGCCTCGCGCACCATACCGGCGTCGATGCCGACTGCCTCGGCGATCCATATCAGGCCGTTTGAGCTCTGCAACCGGTTGTAGCACCTCCTGGCGCTGTCGTTGCCCCGCTGCCTTGAGTACTGGCCCCATCCCCTGCCGGTGTTGGCCCTGAACCATCCCGCCATGTGCTCGCGCTCGGTGCGGTCCCACCTCTCGGGAGGGATGCCCTCGTTCTCGGTCTTGTAGGCGTCAGACAGCTCGTAGTGGTCATCAAGCAGGTCGAAGAGCCTTGCCATCTGCCTGCATGTGAGATCGCCGTCGACCATGGCCTACTCCTTCGGCGGGTCTACTTCGATGCGATCGTCGCCGCGCTCTAGCACGACCTTGTAGCCCATGAAGTCGGCCATGCGCAGGAAGCGGTCGAGCCTCGGCGCGGAATGGCGCGAGAGCATCGTGCTCACCGAGTTGCGGTCCCTCCCGAACGAGAGGGACAGTGCAGACCCGGTGGTCTTGGTCCGCTTCATCATCGTATCTATGGCTGTGTGCATATCCATGACTTAAGTCTAACATATGATCCGGGCATTGCATGACAAAAATCATGTAGGAATTATGGAGCACTGCGGCTGCATGATTTAACACATGCATACTGATATACTTAAATCATGCATTGAAGCCACGACCAGAAAGAAGGCATCATGAGCTGTTTTGTTACTTCCGATCTGACAGTGTGTGCCATTGTCCAGGGCATGCAGCGATTCGGATTCATCGACGATCCCAAGGGGATCGAGGGCAGCACCGACGAGGAGATCGGGGAGGCCATCGAGGCGGCGGAGGACATGGCCGATGCCCTCCGGTGTGTCAACGAGCGGATGGTGTGCAAGCGGTACGGCGACGAGTACCGGGGAAGCGATGCGGTGGACCTCGGGCAGTCCCGGGAGTTCACGGAGGCGGAGATAATCACCAGCTGCCGGTGCTGGCTCTACCAGGTCGACAACGGCGAGCACATGAGCCTTGACGAGATCACGATTAAGGCCGGTGTGCAGATGCTGGCCGATGCCATAGTGAGAAACGGCCTTGAGGCTGGCACCTGGAAGACCGACTATCTGCTGGGCCAGAATGTCTACTACACGAAAGACGAGTACGGAGACTGGGTGGATGTGTACGACCTTGCAGAGTGGGACCTAGCAGCCTAGCAGGCCATCACAGAGCCCGAGCGGATGCCCCGAGAGATCGGGGCATCTTCTTTTCTGCTTTGCATGTGTTAAATCATGCAGATACTATGAACGGCCAGTAATGCATGATTTAACACATGCATTCTGATATACTTAAATCATGCAAAGGAGCCAACAGGAAAGGAGCGGAGACCATGCAGAAGATGATCACAAAGGCCATCGAGCAGAAGGCCCCGAGGCTCTACGAGACGGACGGCCAAGGCATGCAGGCGGTGGCGGTGGCCCACTATTTCAGCTGCTTCAACGGCTGGGATTGGTACATGACCGAGTACGACCCCACGACCGGCGAGGCCTTCGGCCTTGTGTGCGGGGTCGATCGGGAGCTGGGGTATTTCAGCCTTGCCGAGTTCGAGCGGATCAACAGGGCCAAGGGCCTGAACGTGATCGAGCGCGACATCCACTGGACTCCCTGCAGGCTTGAGGAGGTGGCCTAGATGATCAGTGAGGCCGACATCATCAGGGGCTATGTGCTCACTGACGGCTACAGCGACACCCACGGTTTCAGGTGCCACAGGGGGAAGCGCGCCTGGTGCCACTTCCGAGGCCCCATGGTCGAAGAGCTCGTGAGCCGCGCGGTGTGGGTCGACCACCTGGGCGACTACTACGTGCTCGACCTTGAGTGCGATCACTTTGTGAGGCTTGGCGGCGGCGATGACGTCGCCGACTACTGGATCGAGGAGGAGTAGGCATGACCATAAACGAGCTGCTGGCGGCAGGCGTCGTGATCCACGACCTGGGAAAGGTCATCCACGAGACCGAGCCCGACGAGGCGCACCCCTATGGCAGGGATCAGGTGCTGTTCGAGGGGCACTACGTCGACCTGCACGCCCCCGTGGAGCGCGATTGGGCGGACCGGCCGATCAGGTACATATGGCCGATGCCGGGCGAGGGCATCTATCCGACTTTGGTGTTCACGGTTGAGTAAGGAGGCCACACCATGGAGCAGAGCAGGCAGAGCGCCATCGAGATGATCCGGAAGCTGTTCAACGTCACCGAGGCCAACGGGGCCACGGAAGGCGAGGCGATCAATGCGGCGCTGGCCGCGCAGAGGCTGATAGCCAAGCACGGCATAGAGGGCTGGGAGCTTGCCGAGGAGGGCGAGCGGATCGAGGAGGTGGAGGCGTCCCGCGCCAAGGCCTGGCAGACCAACCTCGCGGGTGTCATCGCCGAGAACTTCCGTTGCAAGGTCTATGTGCGGAACTTCCACAAGCCAGGGGCGAGGCGCGCGAGCAAGAACGTGGTGTTCTACGGCTACAGGGCCGATGCCGAGGCGGCGAGCCTTGTATACGAGAGGCTTTCCAGAATCGGCGAGAGGATCGGGAGGCGCTACGCGACGAGGCGCGCCCAGCTCATGGGGATCAGGGAGGGCCGGAAGGTGTCGGTCGGCGAGGTCTTCAACGCATGGGCCGCAGCCTTCGTGCTCGGGATCAACGACGAGCTGGCGAGGCAGTCGCACGAGCTCATGATCGTGTGCCCCAAGGCCGTAACCGACGCCTTCGAGGAGATGTCGGCGGGCTGGGGCCGGGAGCGGAGCCGGGCGAGGTACCACGGCGACAAGGCTACGGCGGAGGCAGGGAGGCGCGCGGGGCGCGACTCGGTGCGGTCCGGGCGGATCGAGGCGGCGAGGCCCGGAAGGCTTCTCACGGCATAGCGGACAGCGGGGCGGGGAAACCCGCCCCATCACTTGAGGAGGAGACGATGGCGAAACACGAGATCGTGGCTAAGAGCGCGTGCAGGCTGGGAAGGGTGCAGATCGAGGATTGGAGCCCGGTATACCCTGGACTGGCGGAGCCCTACACAGTGGCACTGTATGCGAGGCTGGCAGAGACGCCGGAACACGACAACGCGCTCATGCTGCGGGGATGCACCTGCAGGTTCGCGTTCCACTTCCCGCGCATGGAGGATGCCAGGGACATGTTCTATTGCGTCAAGGCGGGCGGCGACCCGCACGACTGGATCGATGACCTGGGGCCGATGGGCACCATGTGGACCGACGAGGACACCAGGCGCTGCCTCCCGCACTAGGCATGGGCAATCGAGAAGGGGCACCAGATGCGAGCCGGTGCCCCTTCTCTTGTGTCGGAAATGGACGAAACCGACGCCCCTATTCTACGCCATCCCGCGAGAGCAGGTCGAAGGCCACGTCCAGGCCACGCCTCAAGTGCTCGTAGACGGTCTTCTTCGAGCAGCCCATCTCCTCACGGTCCGCTATCTGGTCGGCGGAGAGCCCGTTTATGTAGGTCAGGCGCAGAACCCTGCCAGCGGCATCGTCCCTGCGCTGGACCTCGCTTATGAAGTCCTCGATCTCCCTGAACTGACCCGAGAACGTCTGCGCCATCTGCCCTATCTCGTCCAGGGCCTTGTCCATGCGTATGATCGAGTTGAGTATCTTGTCGTGGTCGCCGCCGCTGAGGCCCAGGCCCTCGTCTGCCGAGCCGAGCGAGTCCTGCGCCGCCTTCGCGCGCTCAAGACCCACGATGCTCGATTCCAGGCGGTCGCCCACCAGGCGGAAGCCGCGCAGGAAGCGCGCGGCGATCTTCTGCTCCCGCGTCAGGTTCAGCCTCATGCCATCGCCCCATCCCAATGCTTCTGGTCCCTCCACATCGCGCCGGTGATCCGCCGCCCGCAGCCTGGGCACGTTTCGCCAACGTTCGCCTCCCGGTCGAAGTGGTTGCAGATCGAGCAGCGGAACATCGCCACATACGAGGTGCGGTTCTTGCAGACCGTTGTCTGGTGGAACCTCGGGCAATCGTCGGCTGGGGAGTCCTCGTAGCAGAGACGCCTTTCCCCCTGGTTGCAGCAGAGGTCCCAGTCACCGACCCCGATGTAGTGGGAGCACTGGGCGCACACCTTGCTCATTCGACCACCTCGATCCCAGCCTCGCGCATTGCGCTCTTTAGCGTGCACCCACCGAACAAGCCGGTGCAGTCATCGCATGTGGCGTGGTCGCTGTGCCTCGCGCACTTGTAGGCGCTGGCGCAAAGTATCCGCAGGTTTGCGTTGTCGTTTTTGAGCCGGTCGTTCTCGTCGCAAAGTCGCTCGGCCTCGATTCGCAACTCCGCATTGGTGATGAAGTCGCTCATGAGGGCATCCCCTCTCCGTCATCGGGGAGGTCGAACCCGGCGTCGTGGATGCGCCTGCGGTAGGTGTCGTAGAGCTCGCGGCTCCATGCCCGACTCACGCCCTCGCCGCTCCTGGCACCCATGCGGAAGGCCTCTAGCATGCCCAGCATGATCTCCACGGCCTGGCCCACGACCTCGTCGCGCTCAAGCATCAGCTCCCGCACGATCTCGTCGCGCGTGTAGCCAGGTATCGGCTTGAGCAGGTTGGAGTCCTCGCGCGTGAGGAGGGACGGTTCCATGAGGGCGAGTATCGCCTGCGCTGGCGTCACCTCGCGCACGAGCGACATCGTGAGCCTGCCGCCCTCCTCCTCTGCCACCGCGCAGCCCTTGCCGTGCGAGACCACGGTCACCGTGTCTGACATGTCATTGTGCTGCATCCCGCGCTCGTCTAGGAACTGGCGGAACACCTCCGTCTTCGTTATGCTCATATCCCAAGCCTCCCCTGGATCGGCCCGTCGTGGCGGGTGTTGAAAAGCTCCACGGCCTCCCGCTCGGAGCGCCCGATGCTCGGGCCGGTCGCCTTGCAGTTCCTGCAGCGCACGAAGTAGGTGCCATCTCGATGCCAGTAGGCCGTCTCAAGCTCCTCGTGGCCGCAGTAGATGCAGAATCCGTCTACCTTCATGCCCTACCTCCCCGTGCTTCCGTACCCGGCGTCGCCACGATCGCCGCCGTCGATTGTCTCTGCCTGCGCGTAGGTCGGGTAGAGCACCGGGACGATGACCAGCTGCGTGATCTTGTCGCCGCGCTCGAATCGCTTCGGGTGGTCGCCGTGGTTGTAGAGCTTCACGATGATCTCGCCGGTGAAGCCCTCGTCCACCACGCCCTCGGTCGTGATGTCGTAATGGACGTTGAGGCCGCTCTTGCTCTTGATCATCGTGGCGCAGTACGGCGGGGTCTGGACGTGCACGCCCGTCGCGATCGTCGCGCTGCCGTGGGCTGGCACCGTGAAAGTGCAGGGAGTCCTGATGTCTGCCCCCGCGTCGGTGTCGTGCGCCCTCACCGGGAGGAATGCGCCCTCGTCAAGCCTCACGCTGACGGTCGGCCTCATGAGGGCAGACAGCAGCTCGCGCACCTTCTCCAAAACCATGTTGACGTTCATTCCCCTGTTCCTTTCTCGTGCTTCTTCATCCATTCGAGCCTGCGTGCCATGGCCTCGGGCGAGTTGTCGGGCTCGTCGTAGGCGCACATGGGCGGCTCCCCGCAGAGGCTGGCCCTGCAGTTCGTCCAGACATTGCCGTTCCGGGCGCAGAGCACCCGGTCGATCTCCGGATAGTACGTGCCGAGGGAGCAGGTCATGGGGTCTGTCCTCATCACGCCTCGATCCTCTCCGCCACCCGACGCTTGCCAGTATTCCTACGCCTGCATGCGGGACTCGCGTACCAGCGAATCGTGCTCTCCTTGACCCCAAGGGCGTCGGCACACTCCTTGGCGGTACCTATTGCGATTACCTCTTCTCCGAGGTAGACCACGAACGTCTCATTCATGCTTGCCTCCCCACTGATCGGCCATCGCTTTTGCGACACCTAGATACGTCTTGCTCCGCAACCTGCCACGGTCCGGCCCAGGCGGCATATTGTGTATGCGGTGCGCAGCTGGCCCCATCGCCTTCATTTCGGCACGTACGTCCTTCGTCGGCACTAGCGGTGGCAGGCCTTTGAGCCATAGGCACGTCGCTTTCGTCTCGGGATGACCGAACATCCAAGGCTGTATCACCTGGTCTGGTTTGCGGTACCACTTCGACATGATCCCCACGGGATTCTCTATCGCAACCATGGGCACGTGGTCGAGGGCGGTGAAAGCGAGAAAGAGCCCTATGCCCATGTACTGCCTCCCGTTGCGCCGCTTCTCCTCGTGCCACCGCGCGCCGGACGAGCTGAGATGCGTGCATGGCGGAAATGCAAGCACCATATCCCAGTCCATCTTCGCCACCTCCACCGCATCCGCCTGGATATGCCACTCCGGGTGCCTGCCGCTTGTCGGCAACAAATCGCAAGAGAAGGCAGTGTGCCCCACCCGACGCATTTCCGTGGTAACCGCCTGCGACTCCTCGCAAGCGCAGAGTATCCTCATTGCCTAACCTCCCTCACCCGTTCGGGTGCCTTGTCCTTCGGAATCCACCTGCCCGTGATCTTCGGGGTGCTCTCGCGCCTGACGCACACGGCACCCTCCCAGCTCACGGCAACGACGATGTAGCGCTCCCAGTCGCTCGCCTCGTAGACCCTGCACTCCACGACCCTGCCGAGCAGGTGCGCGTGCGGGTTCAGCGATCGGAGCGAGGCCCGCAGCCGCAGGGCGTAGAGCCCCACGGCCACGAGCGCGACCAGGGCCACGGCCTCACCCCAGGTCATCGCTGCCCTCCTCCGCTGGTGGCTTCTCGCGCCCCTGCTCGAACGAGTAGACGTTGTAGCCCTCCTTCGCCTGGGCGTCCTTCCCCTCGCGCTCCGCTATGCGGCGCAGCACGGCATCCCGGTCGAGCGGGTTGACGTACAGGTAGCCGGTCTGGGGGCTCGTCGGGTCGGGCCACGGGCACATCGCGACCGTGCCCGTGGTGTTGTCGTAGAGCACCACGAGGTGCGCGTCGGTAGAGAGGGTTATGTCGTAGAGCGCCGCGCCCTGCCAGAGTCCGCCCGAGGCGATCGAGTCGGAGCCGCTGCCGCCATCGGGGAAGCTGTAGAGCTGCCGGACCTCCTCGACGCCCGGGTCGCCGTCCGCCATCCCGTAGCCGACGCAGCCCCCGATCGCGGCGCAGACGCCGCCAATGGCGGTGATTGCCACGAGGCCGCGCAGGACGTCGCCCCTCCTCTCCTCCTCCTTGCGGGCGGCAAGCCAGACTATGGCCCCGCACCACACAGCCGCAGCGAGCAGGAACAGCACCAGGGCGGTCATTCGACATCACCCGCCAGCCGCAGCTTGGCGGCGTACTCGCATCTAGAACAGTCCGCATGCATGGTGCAGCGCTCGTAGTCCCGCACAAGCTCCCGTAGCTTGTCAATCTCGGCCATGGCGGCGGACAGCTCCTTCGAATGCCATACGTCCATCTTGTCGAACTCTTCCCGCAGCTTGGCGTTCTCGGCATTCGCCCGCTGCAAATCGTCACGCAACTCCCAGATGGTGTCGGCAGCTTCACGGCACATGCGTGCCAGCTCGAACATGTTGCTTCCGTTCCATTCGTCTGCCGACTTGTTCAACTTATCAATCAAGCTGCTAATCATGCTCATGCGTCCTCACCCTCCTTGTTTTGCCTTTCCAGCAGCATCCGCATCTCCTCCTGCTGCCTTTTGAGAAGGTCGTTAATCTCTAGCATCCTGTGGTACTTGGCCTCGATGCTTGGTGACGCCTTGCGCGTTCCTTCTTCGTGGAGCCTGATGGCGGCACTCACGGCATACCCCGCACTTGGGTACGTCATCGACCTATGTGCGTCGGCGATTGAGGCGTCAAGCTGTCGGTCGAATGACTTCATGGCACCCTTGCGCTTGAGGCAGACGCCGTGCCTGTAGCCGTGCTCGAAGTGGAGCTGGACGTACCTGATAACGTCGCACGGCTCGTAGTCCTCCGAATCCCTGTCGCTCACGTACTCCCAATCAGGCAGATAGCAGACTTCCTCGAAGCCTTCCGGCAGCTCGTCACCGACATGGTAGATGCATTGACTCCCGTAGTAGTAGTTACTGAGCACTCTGGAAAACGTGTATGGGTGAGGCTCGGTGCCCATCTCCAAGATGGCGTCGGTCATGGCAGACACGTTCTTGTCATGCTTGCTGTAGCAACTCTTGATAACGTAGGTGTCCACCAGTTTGAGCGTCCCATCCTTGTCCATGACGGGGACGTACCATCCCTGAGACTGCTCGCTCCTGAACGGACCTGAGTAGAGCCACCCCGCCTTGATTGCGCTCACTTGTCCACCCCCTCTGCCAGCCGCAGCTTCGCGGCGAACTCGGCGATGGCGTTGAGCGCCACGGTTGTGTGCGCATCGCTATAGCCGACCGCCTGCTCTAGCAGCTTTTGCAGCACGTCCTCGACGGTCGGCTCGTGGTAGTGGCGGATGCTGTCTGCTGGTATCCACGGGGCGCTCGTATCATGGCCGCTGACGAACCATCTGCCGTCCTCATAGGCGATGCCCTCAATCACGCCCCAGTTGGAGTCAGACATGTCGCCTCTGCGCCACATCTTGCCGTCTGCGTCCAACGGCCCCCTGACCCAGCCGCCCTCGGCCATGTTCTCTTCGGTCATGGGCTGCATGCCAACGGTGAGCGAATCTTGCTGCTCCGCCAGCTCCCTCTCGTGCTCCGCGTCGATGCGGTCTGCGATAGCTGTCACGACATCGTGTGTATCTCCACAGAAGCCGTATCCCCACTTCCTCAGCTCGTCCGTGATGCCCATTACTGCTCCTCCCCATCACCTGCCAGACGCAGCTTGGTGGCGTACTCGGCGATGATGCCGTCCTCGTCGCATCCGCCCTTGGCGTGCGCGTACCAGTCGCCAAACTCCCGTAGCAGGCCCTCGACGGTCGCGGGAACGAAGTGCCTGCAGTTGACGGCCTTCGTCCAGCGCATGTCGAACGTGTCGGCCCAGTAGTACACCCGCTCGCGCGTCACTGCCGCAGCGATGATGCAGTTGCCCATGTACATGAGCCTGTCACCGACATGGATCGGCAGGCCGTCGGAGTCCAGCGGAAGGCGCATCCAGCCGTGCTCGCGCAGTTCCGACTCGTGCTCCGCAAACCAGTCATCGGCGCTCGCGAAGCCCTCGTCAAAGCCATGGCGGTACGCCTCGTCCGCATTGGCATGGCGCATGACCGCCTCGGTGCGGCCCACCAGGTGGATGCACATGTCCGGAACGTAGTCCGCAAGCTCGTCGTAGATGCCCTGACCGCAGCCGTACTTGTGGCAGTACGCCTTTGGAGACATGGTCGCATCGTCAAGGATGCGCTCGATCGCGTCCACGGCCATCGCTAGGCCTCCTCTTCGTACTGCTTGAGCGCCTCCGCCTTCGCCGCGGCGTAGGCGTCGTGGAACTCCACATCGAAGTAGGCGAAGAACTCGTCCTTGCTCATGAAGTCCGGGGCCTTGCTGAACACGTTGTCGCGGAACTTCTCGAAGCTCGTCATCTTGATGGCCCCGGTCTCGTCATCGCGGCTCACCTCCACCCACGCACGATAGGAGTAGTAGGTGTAGGTGCACTCCTCGAAGACCTTCTTGCGGCCAACGCCGAGCATGCGAAGGTCGGTCTCGCTCAGGCCGTCATCGTTCGCCTGCACAAGGGTCTCGATCTCGCCCTTGACCCTCCCGGACTCGCGCTCGTATGCCTCAAGCTCGTCGCAGAGCATGGCGATGGTGGTGAGCAGCTCGTACTTGTCGGTCGACTTCATGTCAGTACTCCTCCCTGTAACTCAGCGTTATGCCGAGCCTCGTGTTCTCGATCTCCCAGCGCCCGTAGGCGAAGAGGGCCTTGCTGTGCGCGCCGAAGCGCGCCAGGAGCTCGCCTGACCACCAGGCGCGCTCGTACTTCTCGGAGTCCCAGACCCAGCGGGCCTTGAGGGTCGCCCCTCCGTGGAATCCGTTGTGGCACCCATCGGTACCGCTGCCGCACAGCGCGAAGAGCGGCGAGTGCAGCTCGAACGTGCCGTTCGGCGTGACCATCTCGAAGGTGTGGCCCACCGACAGCGGCACCACGTGGTGGCAGTTGGTCGCGGGCCTGCCGCACACCACGCAGCACGTCGCGGTGCGGCAGTAGCGCCGAGCGCCCATGCCCTTGTGGTAGCGCGCCCCGAGGTGCGGTAGCCCGTAGAGCGATGCCTTCTCGCGGGGAAGGCCGCGCAGCTGCTCCCTGGTCAGCGTCAGCATGAGAGCCTCCTGTCTCCGCCCGTCATCTCCACCACGCGGCAGTCCTGGCGCAGGCGCGAGACGATGGCTATGGCGGTGTCGTGGTCGCCGTTCTTGGCAAGCCTCTCGATCAGCTGGCTTGGCCTGTACTGCGTGGTGACGGCGGTGGGAAGCATCCGGGCGCTCCGCTCGTCAACGAGCGCGAAGATGCGCTCTAGCGCGAAGTCCGTGGGGCTCTCCTTGCCGAAGTCATCGAGCACGAGCACCCTGCAGCTCTGGTACTGGGGCAGCGGGTCGTAGCCGTCCCCGAACCCGGCCTTGATGGCGTCGAGAATCTTCCACATCGCGGAGAACCTGACGTTCACGCCCTGCTCCACGAGCGTCCTGGCCACGGCAGATGCCAGCTGCGTCTTGAGCGTCCCGACCTCGCCGAACACGTAGAGGTTGCGGCCGTCCCGAAGCTCCCTGGCGCACTCTGCGGCCATCGGGTGCTCGGCCCGCTCGAATCGCGGCATGATGCCCGCCCTCCTGATCGCCTGCAGCCTGCGCTCCCTGTCGGCCCGCTCGGCGCGCTCGCGGTCCCGGCGCTCCTGCTCGGCCCGCTCGGCCACGGCCCCTGCGCACTGGCATGGCTCGTACCCCCCGAACACCGGCTTTCCGCCCAGCGTGAGCTCGCGCCTGGTCATCTCCGCGCCGCAGAACGGGCATCTAGTCGTACTCGGCATGCCTCTCGCCCCCTTCCTTCGGGCTCCTCTTGCGCTCCCGGTCGGCCCACCCGCTCGCCGCCAGCTTCCAGTTGGTCACCGGCCTGCCGTTGGCCTTCTTCCAGTCCTGCGAGCCGTAGTAGCCGACGAACTGGGTGCCCGTGAGGTAGGCCGAGAGCCCCTTCTCGGTGAGGTAGGCGTCCACCTCCTCGACGGTCGGCGGGATGAAGCGGGGGCGCTTTTTGGAACTCCCGTCAGGGAGTTCTTTTTCTGTTCCTGTTACTGTTCCTGTTAGGTTGGCTTCTGCTTGGGCGCTTGCTTGCCCCTCTGCTTGGCCGTTTGCTTGAGTTCTGCTTGGCTTCTGCTTGGCCGTCTGCTTGGCTTCTGCTTGGGCGCTTGCTTGCCCCTCTGCTTGGTTGATTGCACGCATCCTGCCGCCCTTGCTGCCAGCACGCTGCTTTGCGAGCTGGCTGTCGAGGATGGGGCGGATCATCGTGAACGCCTGATCCGCCCACTTGCACAGCTTGAACTCCGGCATGCGACCGTCGTAGTAGAGGTATTCGAGCACCGCGACGTAGAAGTCGCCGCGCTCCCTCGGGCTTGAGCCCTGCGCGCCCTCTATGAACGAGTCGTAGAAGTTCATCTCTTCCTCCCCTAGAAAGGGATGTCCTCGTCGTAGACGTCCTGGGCGGGTGCCTGCTGCACCATCGGCATCTGCTGCTGCACCGGCTGGGGCTGCGGGGCAGGCTGCGGCGCTGCCTGCGGATATGCCGTCTGGGGCTGCTGGTAGCCCTGATTCGGGGCGTAGGCGGGCTGCTGCGGCTGGTAGGCCTGCTGCTGCGACTGCGGGGCGTAGGCGGGCTGCTGTGCGACCTGCGGTGCCTGCTGCGGCTGCGGTGCGTACCCCTGCTGCTGTTGCTGCTGTGGCGGGATGAACAGCTCGACCTCGGTCGCCGTGACGTCCAGCTTCGAGCGGTTCTGGCCCGTCTGCTGGTCGGTCCAGGAGTGGTAGCGCAGGCGACCCTCCACGGCCACCTTGACGCCCTTCCTCATGCGCTGGCCCAGGTAGTCGGCGCGCTTCTGCGTGCAGAACAGTGCGCAGTCCACGAAGTTGGCGCGGTCGGTCCAGCCGCCGTTCCCGTCAGGCACGCGCTCGTTCACGGCCACGCCGAAGTTGATCACCATGCGGTCCTGCTGGTTCTGCAGCGCCCTCACCTCCGCGTCGCGGGTGAGGTTGCCGCTGATGTTCACGCGGTTGATGCTCATTGGCTCCTCCTTATCTCGTCGGTTCGACGAACTTCATCGCGGCGATCTCCTGCGGGGTCGCCACGTCGATTCCCTGCAGCTCGCACTCCTCGCGCATGCCGTCTATGAGTCGGCTGAACTCCGCGCTGTCCATCTGCGAGCTGCCCTTGTACACGCGCACGTGCTTGAACTTCCTGCCGTTCGCCCAGCCCGTGCCGATGACGTCGTAGTACTTGATGTAGCCGGAGATCGGGACGTCCTCGCGGATGCTGAACACCTCGTGCACGCCGTAGTCGCGGAGCATGTTCAGATGAACCTCGTGCGTCGGCATGCGGAGCTTGCGGGCGAGCCGGTTGCACATCGCCCAGTAGTAGGCGTTCTGCGTCTGGCTGCGGCGCTTGCGGGACTCCTTGACCTCGTACCGCTTCTCCGGGTCTTGGTCGGTGAGCCACGCTATGCACTCGAAGATCGTCCCGACCATGGCCTATGCCTCCTGCGCGGCCTGGGCCACGGCCTGCTGGGCCTGGGCCTCCTCTGCGCGGCGCGCCATGTCGGCTGCGGCGCTCTCGGCCTGAGCCCTGCCACCCTGCCTCCATTGGTCAGCCAGCCATCCAGCCGTCTCGGCCTCGCTGTAGCCCATGGCGGCGAGGCGCTTGGACTGCTCGCCAATCCACGCGAGGTCGACGTCCTCGTCAAGCTCGGCAGCGGCCTCCTTGATGTGCTCCGCCTTGTCCGACTTGCTCCACAGGTAGGTGGCGACCCCGAAGCGCATGGCGGCGTTGCGTATGGCGTCGCCGATGATCTCCTTCACGGCGTTGGGGCCGACCTTGCCCTGCGCGTCGCCGTAGCCGTAGCGCGTGACGCCGAGGACGGTGAGCTTGATCCAGAGCCCGCCGTTCGAGTCGTAGAGGGGAAGGCCGCACTGGTCGAGAGCCAGGGGCTCCCAGTTCCACTCGGGGTCGACGTCGTTCAGTCGGTCGGTGATGCCGGCATGGCCTACGTAGTCGAGGTGGATGGCGGGCATGGGGTGGCGCTTGCCGCACTCCTTGCAGTACCCGTAGGCGTCCGGCGGTATCTTGCCGTTGACCTTCCTGCCCGTGTACCTTGGCAGCTTCTCGATCTCCTCTGCCGGGAACGGCTTGCGCAGCAGCCTGCGCCTCTCCGCCAGTTCGTCCTTTGCCTCCCCTGCCATGGCTAGGCCTCCTTCCCGTAGGTCTGCTGCCAGTAGGTGCAGAACTCGCATGCCGAGCAATACTGCTTGCACTTGCCGTCCTCGCCTGGGCGGAACTCAATCTCAAGCCCCTCCGCTTCGGCCATGGCTCGCGCCTCCGCTTCGCTTTCGAACACGCGCTTTGCACGTTTGTTGCCCTTCTTCTTGACAGCCCACTTGTCGGGTTTGTGCCAGCGCTCTTCATCGGAGCAAAGCGGCAGTGCTTCATCAGGAACCTTCTCCGCGTCTGCGATGATCACGAACCGGGCATTGAGCCAGTAGGCTATTTCCTTGAAATCCTTCTCGGTAAAATCCCAGGCGATGCGGTATACAGGGTGCTTCGGGTAATCCGATTCGGTTTCAGCCTTGCGCTTGTTGTGGTCTTTGATGATTGCAACAATCTCGCCGCGTCTGGCATCGAAGCCGATTTGCCGCAGCATCCAGCAATAGATAAGGGTCTGCTTGCGCCAATCTTCAAACTCGCGGTAAACAACCTTCCATTCGGAGCAGGTCTTGTAATCCGTGACCGTTCCCGTGAAATCATCGTAAAGGTCGAAGATGCCCGAGAGCTGGTAGCCATTAGGCATGTCAACGGCAAGCCAGTTCTCTTTGAGCTGGTCTTTCGTTTCCTCGGCATCCTGCAAGATGCGGTGTACGGCAGTTCCGAAGATAGCCCATACCATGTCGGCCACGTCGTTGGTGATCTCGTCGGCGTGTCGGCGCTCAAGGATTGCTTGCCGTGCGCCTTTCATCACTGCGGTAACGCTGTAGCGCTTATCCTTGTACCTGTAATCGCTCGTGGCCGCGTCAACGAAGGGCTGCGGGAGGTTCAGTGCGTTGGTGAGCTTCATTATTCCTCACCGCCTTCCGGCAAAGCGCGGTCGAAGTCCTCGATTTCGGCCTCTATGGTTTCCTCGTAATCGGTGACCTCGCCCGTTTCGGCGTTCACGAAGTAGTTGTTGATGGTAAAGCCGTCCTCGTTTTGAGCAGTCTGCACCCATTCCGGCTCTATGTCCAAAGGCTGCTCCCGCTTTTGCAGGAGCAGGGCGCTAAATAATATTATTCTACGTACGGGTCATAAACGATCTCTCTGGTTTCCGGATTGCGGCTGTAATGTTTCGCAAAGTTCCATGCGACTTTCGCATATTCCGGATACAGAGCGTGAACAAGTCCTTCTGTGTAGCTGACACCCGCCATCGGAACACCGTCTTTGTTGTTGATGAGCCATGTGGTGTTCTTGTACTCGTTGTTGAGGGTGATCTGTTTGATTGAATTTGCTTTGAAACCAACGATCGGATAGGTCTCAAAGTCATAGGTATCGATGGCTGCCAT